CCCTTGAGCAACCAGAGCTAACACCAGAACAACTCTCGTTTCGTGCTGGTTATGAACAAGGTCGCTTTGATGCTCAGGTGGAACGTAACTTCTGCCCACGTTGCGGTAAGCGTCTTGGAACAAATGACTGGGATGTACACACTTGCACACCACCACAAAAGCGTGAATGGGTTGGGCTGACAGACGAAGAAATGAGAACGCTTAAGCAGAAAAGCGTTGACGATGGAATGACTAGGATTGTGTCTGACTTTGAATACATCCGTTCTATTGAAGCCAAACTCAAGGAGAAGAACACATGATTACACTGCGAGAGGCAGCAAGCGGTCTATTGTCTGCTGTAGAGTCAGCTATTGAATCAGGTGACTGGAAAGTTGATGGTGCTTGTGACCCTACTGTTGAAATCATCAGGCTAAAAAACATCCTAGCAAAGCCACTATCTGAATGGCAAGGATTAACAACAGAAGACAAATGGAATATCCTGCAAAGCGATTTCGGCGGCAGTAGAGCCGATTGTATGGATGCTGCAGCACTACTTTTAAAGGTGAAAAATAATGGGAACAATTAATTTTACAGACGAACACGAAGACGGATCTGCAACAGTTAACATCGACTTCCAAGACAACGAAGCCGAAGCGTTGCTACGTCTAGGTATTCTTACAGCATTGAAGCAAGGGTTGGCAGAGGCTGCTTTGTATAACCCCGCACATCAAGATAAGTTCGATGAGATATGGCGCATCATGCTGGAGTATGACGTGCCTGTTCACAAACGCAATCGTGTTCGTGATCTCATTGACAGCATCATTAAAAACCCGTAAGGAGATAACGATGAGTGATGGTGGTAAAGGGTCAGCACCACGTCCCATACCTGACCGCAAGAAGTTTGAAGAGAACTGGGACAAAATCTTTGGTAAGAAGAAGGAAAAGAAAGATGAAAGTAAGTGACATATCCGTAACCCTGCTTGACCATTCAGGCAGTGACCTGTCTGTTGTCAATGCTGCACGTGTGTCATTCGCTAAGGAGAGTGCATACGAGGAGTATGATGACCTGTTTATTGGTGACATCCAACAGCAGCTGTCAGAGAAAGACCAAAAGCTCATTGCATATCTGGCTAAACACCGACACAAGAGTCCCTTCAACCATGCGTTCATGTCCTTCCGTGTCAAGGCACCTATCTTCGTAGCCCGTCAGCTGGTTAAACATGAATACCTGCCTTGGAATGAAGTGAGCCGACGGTATGTGACAGATGAGCCTGAGTTCTTCATTCCCGATGTGTGGCGTAAGGCAGCTGATAACGTGAAGCAGGGGTCTAGTGACGAGTCTGTTAAGTGGTTATATGAAAATGAACCTTACTTCCCAAACCTCACTGTTGATGATGTTGTGCAAGATGTCACCTACACTGCTTTGGAAAACTATAAGAACATGTTGAAGGTTGGTGTCTGTCCTGAGCAAGCCCGTATGGTGTTACCACAGAACATGATGACTGAGTGGATTTGGAGTGGCACTTTGTATGCGTTTGCTAAGATGTGTGTGCTTCGTTTAGACAGCCATACACAGAAGGAAACCAGACAGGTGGCTGAGGCTATTGACAATGAAGCTAAGGCTTTATATCCCACATCGTGGAAACATCTTGTTGAAGAAAGGAACGCTGTATGAAAACGTTTACGTTGACCGATGAACAAGTCACTGAAATCTTTCGTCAAGAATTGAGCAGTACTCTTGAAGGGTTGTTGCAAGATTACGACAATCGTGAAAATGGTAGTGGCTTTGCCATCTTTGATCTTGATAGAATGAAAGACTTGGAAGAAATCCAACAACACATTGATGCGTTCAAACTGGTGCTTTCGTATTACTAAACCTCCTGACAAACAAAGGAAACACAATGACATGGGCGAAGACTCACGTTAGTTGCCCCGATTGTGGTAGCTCTGACGCACGTTCTATTAACGTTGACGGTAGTAGCTACTGCTTTTCTTGCAACACACACACGCCGAGTGACGGCAACACAATCATCATCGAAGACAAACCAAAAATGAAAATTGACGCAACAATTTTTACAGACAATGACAGCGTAGCTGTGACAGATCGCCGCATTACAAAGGCATCGATGCAACGTTACGGTGTTGTTGCTGACAAACTCAACTACTACTTTCCGTACTACGACAGCGATGGTGCGTTGGTAGCGGCAAAGGTTAGACACATTGCCGACAAAGTATTCTTTAACAAAGGAGAATGGAACAAGACAACGTTGTTTGGTCAACAGCTATACACAACAGGCGGTAAATATCTCACAATCACCGAGGGTGAGTTTGATGCGGTTGCTGCCTTCCAAGCAATGGGAAGCAAGTATCCTGTCGTGTCTATTCGTAACGGTGCAGGCAACGCTCTTGCTGATTGCAAAGCCAACTACGACTGGATCAATAGCTTCGAAACCATTGTCGTTTGCTTTGACAACGATGACGCTGGTAAGAAAGCAGCACGTCAAGTTGCTGAGTTGTTTGGTAGCAAGGTGAAGGTGTTCAAGCATGACGTTGATATGAAGGATGCTTGCGACTACACTACAGCCAGTAAAGAAGCATTGTTTGTACAACGATTCTGGCAAGCAGAGTCATACGTTCCAGACGGCATCGTCAGTGGTAACACTCTGTGGGACTTGGTGTCTACGCCTCCGTCACCTGCACAGTGTATGTACCCGTGGGATGGATTGAATGATCTCACATACGGCATCAGACACGGTGAGCTTGTCACCATCACTGCTGGTAGTGGACTGGGTAAGAGTCAGTTGTTGCGTGAAATAGTATGGCATTTGCTTTGCAACACAAACGATAACATTGGTCTAATGTTTCTTGAAGAATCAATTAGAAAAACAGGTCTGTCGTTGATGAGCCTTGCCGCTAACAAACCATTGCATTTACCTGACACAGAATCAACAGAAGAAGAACGTCTCGATGCTTATGAAAAGACATTGGGTACAGGACGAATGTATCTGTTTGATCACTTCGGATCTACAAGCGTAGACAACATTGTCAATCGTGTTCGGTACATGGCAAAGGCAATGAACTGCAAGTATGTGTTTGTTGATCACATCTCCATCATTGTGTCAGCACAAGAGAACGGTGATGAACGCAAAGCCATTGACGAAATCATGACAAAACTTCGCATGATCGTGCAAGAAACTGGCATCTCTTTGTTTGCTGTGTCTCACTTGAAACGACCAGAAGGTAAAGGACACGAGGAAGGAGCAGCAACAAGTCTTGCACAGCTTCGTGGAAGCGGATCAATAGCACAGCTTAGTGACATGGTGATCGGTGCTGAACGTAATGGTCAAGCCGAAGACCTGCGTGAGCGCAACACAACCCATGTTCGTGTATTGAAGAATCGTTACAGCGGTATGACAGGACAAGCGTGTTCGTTGTTGTACACAAAAGAAACAGGACGCATGCTGGAATACATTGTGCCTGATGAAGAAGAGGTGTTGTTATGAAAGTTTATATTGGCGAATACAGAGGCCATCTGCACACTCGTAAATTAGTTTCGTTCTTGCGAGTGTTCGGGTTGTCAAGAGCAAAGACAATTGCTATCAGCGAGTTCATTGATGATAAGTTTCCGTTTATACAAACAGCTTTTAACTATATCAATAGCAAACATGAACGCAAGATAAAGATTGTCATTGACCGATGGGATACGTGGTCAGCAGACCACACGTTGGCATTGATCATCTTGCCTGTGTTGAAACAACTTCAGAAAGAAAAACACGGAGCACCAGTGGTTAGTGATGAAGACGTTCCAGAACCTCTTCGTTCTACTAGTGCACCGAAGAAAGAATACGAACACGACGTTGATGCCAATCACTTCAAGCGTTGGGACTATGTCATGGATGAAATGATATGGGCGTTTGAACAAATACTTGATGACGATTGGGCTGAACAGTTTTACACAGGTGTCAGTGACGTTGACTTTGTTTATGACATAGAAACCAACACTTACACAATGGTGCATGGTAAAAATCACACACGACATTTTGACAAAGAAGGATACATGAAGTATGATCAGAGGATCAACAACGGGTTGATATTGTTTGGTAAATATTTCAGAGGATTGTGGGACTAATGACTGACTGGATTTACGATTTGGAAACCTATCCAAATTGTTTTACTTGCAGTGTCATCAAGGAAGACGGTACAGACGAACAAATGTTCGAGTGTTCAACACGTAAGAATGAAATTGCTAAGGTGTTCGACTTCCTCGATACACTGCACAACAACGGGGATAGGATGGTTGGATTCAACAACGTTGGATTTGACTACCCAATCCTACACGGACTGTTACAAGTAAGGGAAAAAGCACCAACAGTAAGCGGTAAAGCTGTAGCAATCAAAGCCTACAAGCTAGCACAAGAACAAATCAACAATCAAGACGGGTTCAACAAGAGCATCAGGTCTTCAGAAGAATATGTCAAACAAGTGGATCTGTATAAGATCAATCACTTCGACAACAAGGCTAGAGCCACATCGCTGAAG